TAAAGGAGCGGTAGCGGATTCCTTAGGTAAAGGAGCGGTAGCGGATTCCTTAGGTAAAGGAGCGGTAGCGGATTCCTTAGGTAAAGGAGTAGATTGATTAGGTAAAGGAACTTCCTTTTCTTTTGGCTTCATTAGTTTATGCATATCATTTTCGGTTTTATCAAATATTTCTTTACGATCTGTAAAAATCTCTTCTGTTGTACGTATCACTTCATAATAGGGAAAGGATTCATTTAAAGAGTCTGTGTATTTTTTCATTAGAATTTGTAAGAATGAAAAATCTTTTTCAGCATTATCTCCTTTCAGATAACGAAATGGATACAAAAATAAATTAACCAATCCATTATCAGATGTATATGTTGTAAATGGTATCATTGCAAATATTTTTGGCATTAGTTTCACACGAGGTTGTGGCGGATCTTGCTCACGGTTCAAATACATCTCATATAACTTTTTACATATATAATATCCAACCATTAGAATCGCAATATATGCAAAAATATTACACAATACCAATACTAAAATGAAAAAAATAAGACGAATAGGAGCAGGATAGACAATTAGTTCATTTGCTACAAGAGATGCCAGATATAATGACAGAATAGGATAAAATAAAATAGATACCAATTGAGACCCTTTATCATATACATTTTCAAGAATACGAGAAATATCTATTTGATCCACCGTAGTCGTTTTAGTAGGTAATGTAACTGCTTCAACTACGTCTTCTTTTATTTCTGTAGGTTTCTGTTTCTGTTCTGCATATTTATTTGCTTCATCATCATTTACAGTTTTATAAATATAATAGGTAAGTTTATTCTGTAATCTTTTTAGAAAATCAGGAATTGTACCATCCATCCTATTGAAATGAAATGAATTATAGGATGGGTTTTAAGCGAAGCCTAATATGCACTAAAGTGCGTACCATATATCGGCCTTTGGCCGATATAGTTAAGCTCTTTAGATTAAAGAGCGTACTTCAGCAAAGCCTAATATGCACTAAAGTGCGTACCATATATCGGCCAAAGGCCGATATAGTTAAGCTCTTTAGATTAAAGAGCGTACTTCAGCAAAGCCTAATATGCACTAAAGTGCGTACCATATATCGGCCAAAGGCCGATATAGTTAAGCTCTTTAGATTAAAGAGCGTACTTCAACCCACCCATACCAGAAGCAATCGTTACCCAATTCAAACTCTCCACATAAATTCCAATATTATATTGATAAAATGAATTGGAAGGTAACGGGAATACATTTAAATCCACTTGTAATGATTTAATACGACTACTATTAATACTTCCACGAGGTTGCGTAACAGGCGATGATAATGCAAATGGATATACAATCATCTCAGGTTCTGGAATACCTGTTAAATACTTCCATGGTACAACCTGTGTAAAATACTGGTACGGTTTCTCTTCTTGTAATGGATTGCCATCTCCTAGTACAGTAAGCGTATTAATAATAGATCGTTGTCCATTTACAATCATCTTACCTGTACTAGATGTTAACTGTACATAACTATTCCATCCTCCATCATTTGCAAGGAATGGTGCCTTCAAAGGGTTAATCCAGTTTGTATAATTTGCTACCTGATTACGATAGACAATAGAATCAGAACGTCTCGGTACTAATATAATTCGTTCAATTGGATTATGCACATCTAATTCTACAAACTGCCGTGCAATAATACTATCAAATTGATATGATGTAATTTGACGAACAAGATACTGTAATGATTCCGATGAAAATTGTGTACGTTCTTCATCTGTAATATATACATATGTCATTTGAATACGCGGTTGAAGTGGCCATGTATTAAGAACAGGATTCGGTGTTCCCACATCTGTTAAGAAATTATTAATAGTTACATCTGAAATATCACCTACATTCGTATAATAAACATTCAATGGCTGTAATGCAACAGGAGACGGATTAAATTGAACTCCAGGTGCTACTTGATATCCATTTACATCCAATACACGGTATAACTGATTAATCGGACGCAATATGATTTGAATTTCACATTCATGGTACTGCAAAGAAACAAGAGGAAGTGCATCAAATGTAGACTCTGAGAACCAAAATGGCAATGGAACTTGAATCTGTCGCCCTGCAATGGACGGACGATTCGTATTAGGCGGAGTCGTGGTAGATCCAGTGCCATTATTATTATATACTAACGGATATCCTGTACCCGTTGAACCACCTCCATATAGACCATTTGCAGGATCATATAAGTCTGGAATATTTCCTACAAGTGTCTGCCATTTCCGATATGAAATCGTATCTAAATCACATTGTGCTTTCGCAATCATATATGTGCCATCATATTCTTGAATTTTCTGACCACCTATAAAAAATGCAACATTCTGTATCATATGACATCCAATGTAGTTTACCCATGCAAAATTATATTGAGCACTACGTGGCTTGGATCCCTGTTGACTCTGTAACAGATCTATATATTTGCAGTAAATATCGGGTAGATTACATACAAAATATATATCACGGACTAAATCTGCAATGCGCTGAACCTTCATGCGGACTTGAATCGGTTGAGAATAAGACAGATCTTGAGGACCATCCATTGCAAATGTTACAGATTCTTCAGCAAAGTGGCTGTATTTTTTATAACTCTTATAAAAATAAGTGAAATCTGGATTACCTGAAAGTAACACATTTTGTGCACCATAGGCTACCAATGCAAAGAGACCACCGCCTGGCATTACTAGTTTTGTATTAGTTTATATGGCAATGCTTTAGACCTTAGTTACGATTAGCCCACCATGTATCTGCCAAATAAGGCGGTACATCATTCAAATTAGATGAATCCATTTGAGAAGAAGGTCCTTGTTCCATATCTTTCTGAATTTCTGCATAGCAGAGTGCATAATTAAAATATGTTAATCTGCTTAACATTCCCTTTGCAGATCCATCTACCTTAAATCCAGTTGCATCTACTGATGGAATTTTTGATTTCTCAAGATTAATATGACGTTGACTAAAACAGATCACATCCTGGTAATTTTGATAGATAACAGATCCTTCAAATGATTTCTTTTTAGATAAATTACCATTGATAAATATCTCCAATGCACTATCTTTACAGACAATGGCAACATGAACCCATTTACTCAATGGCATATTCTCAACATCTATGTAATTATTCCAAGTTTTATAGGTATTCATATAAACTCGTAATGTATTCACATTAGAATGCATATAAACACCGGGTGCAAGAAGAGGAAACTGTGACGAATAACCTTTGTGAAAAATGTGTTTTAATCCAGCAAACCCTTGTTGAAATGTAACAGGATCTATGTTAAGGTAGAAGGTATAGGTAAATTCCATCCCTGTACGTTCATTATCCGATAATTGCACAATTGCACCTTTTGCTAAATTGGGATTCTGTGTAATCGTAATGGTTTTGTTTGCAACAGAATATGTATGCGGTAATAGTTCTACACGGTTAATTGCTAAACGATTCATATATTTATACAGAAGTTCTGCAAATAAGAAACCGAGATATAGTAATAACACAATAACGATAGGAAATAAAAAATTCTGCATACCGGATCCACTATTCTGTTGTGCATTCGCCGTTGGTTGAAAAGCCATCTATTATTTATAGGTTTTTGTAAATAATAGATTGTTATATGGCTTTTTTAAAGGCTTTAAGACATAGATCTTATCGGTTCAAAAAAGCTAGAAAACCAGCCACCAATAGATGTAATTGGTTCAGGTCCAGCCATGTAATTTTTATAAACCATCTCAGGATTTAATGCAACATCATACATCGTTGTTGTTGAAATTTTCCCTCCAAATCCACCATAACCCAGCAATATTGCTTCATATCCACTCGGATCTACTTTGAATGTACTGGGTAATACACATGATCTTGATAATTTGCCATCTACATATACATCAACCACTTTCGCATTTACTGCTACTGAAATATTTACCCAGCGTTGCATTGGTAATTCAGGAATATTACAAATATCTGAATCGGTTGAATCAACTGCAGAAGGAGCGGTAAAGGTTGAAGCGCGACCTGCAACAGCTAATTTATTAGATGGAAGCCCCGTTGAACTTGCAGGTATATTTGAATCATGTGTATCCAGTTTAACATATAACTTTGGAGTATATGCACCGAGATAGATACGAATGGTATCAAAACTGGATTCTATATTTGTTCCACCAATTGTTATAATGGATTTATTTTGTCCTGATAGTAGTCTCCAGTTTGCAATATAAATCCATGTTGAAATTGTAAATTCTCCACCTTCATATAATGGTGCTAATGCAGTCGGTTGAAATTTAATGGGTTTATCTGCAGGTACATTTGCATCTTGTGTTGCAGTAATAAGCGGATAGATATTATTCATTTTAGGACCAAATAAGTATTGATATAAATAATATAATCCCAATAATCCTGCAAAAATAACTAAAACAGGAATCATTTTAACAATAGGCGAACTGTTTGAATTGTTATTTGATTCCATGATTCTGTCATATACAACGAATATATGATACAATAAAAATTATGCATAGGGAGTAGACCACGAATACATGTTATCTGTTGGTGGTTTTGTAATAGGATCACATGGTAATCCGGGAGGACATTCTACAAACATTTTCAGATTAGGAAAAGAGGGAAATAAATAATGATCCTCTGTAATATTATTATTTGTATCCACATACATTAATCGCTGGCGTTCTGCCTCTATCGGTGCTAACCGATTCTTATTAATAATAACATGAATTGCACTACCATCTAGACCATTGCTTCCAACAGAAAGAGGGCTAGAGATAACAACCGGATAATGATTAAGATGATGAGATGCCACAATACGATTATCATAAATTACATCAAATCGTCGGCCTTCTCGTAATATTGCAATAAATACCCATTTTTGTTTAGGAATAGGTGGAAGATCAATTATTTCATTCTGGGGTGTATTTGATCCATTCTCTTTTTTAAGCGTCTTTACACGAAGACGGGCAGATACATCAGATGTACTTGTATTTGATGTTTCAAGCCACCAGTTATTATCCACATATATGACTGATACAAAATTATTATTGTATGTTGTTGTACGATTTCCTGCTTGTAATGAAAAGAAACCCATTACCGTAGAACCACCTGACCCTAAAATTGTTTTTTGGACTTCATCTGCTGTAACAATGTCTTTTTTAACATTTAATGGAGTCAATGACGTTAATACATCTGTATTTCCTGTATCACGATTTGCATAAATATAATATAAGATAAATACAATGATTAATAAGATACCTAATACATGAAACATAGATATGGATTGGAGTAATCCTTCAAACATCTTCTTTTATCTTGTATATTTATCCATTATATTTATCCATTATATTTATCCATTATAAAGGACTACATGAAGTAGATGATGATATTGCTCCAGCAGCAAATGATAGGGCAGAAGCCATATCGGGTTTTGCATAACGTATTTCAGAAGTAGACAGAGTACGATCCCATATTTTAAGATTCTGCATTTTTGCAATAGTTAGTTCTGTTCCTGTAGCAATATTTATATCGCCTTTTATATCTTGCAATGATTGTTTATATGCAATTGAACTTTTTAATAATCCATTAATGTATACTTCTAGCATTTGTTGCATCACAATAACTCCTAAACGAAATGGTTCTTGAACAGGTATATTTTCAATAATAATCTGTTCTACTGTTGAACCTGATGTACTAACTGCAACAATTATATCATTTACATCTGGTTTTAATGCTACTACAAAATTAAAAGAAGATGCAATAGACATAATAGTATCTCCTGTGCAACTAGATCTACGTGTTAATCCTCTACTCAGTAAAATTCGGTGACATGTTGAAAATTGCATTGGATCTTGGATAAACATATCCACTATGAATGAATAATCGTAATATTTATTTTTAATGGGGAGATCTTTATCTTTAATTAACGTTGGAGCTGGATATACTCCAGATCCATTCCAGAAAAGAACACCATCATCAAAGCCAGGTATGAGTATAATACCGGGGGCACCAGGACGCAAACTGTATATTGGTGTAATGTAATAATGAATAAGGAGAGAAATAACAATAATAACAAAAATGATTCCAATAATATATGCGATTATTTTACCTGAACCCTCTAGAAAAGATCCAGATACAGATACAGATGCAGTTGTTGAGTAACCAGGTGGAAGAGG